AAGAAGGTTCAAATGAACAACACCATTCTAACCGACAACAAGGAAATCGAAACCCTCGACCTTCCCTCATGGTGGAGCGACGACTTCCCCTGCGTAGCAACCTTGCTCAAGACCGGGTTCAAGGGGCACCGTCAGCTGTTCGCAGCTGACGTGGATGTCCTCCCCGGCGTCGGCTTCGCGTTCTATCAGGCCACATGGCTCAACGACCATGATGCTGTGACAGACGAGAGCATGACGACGATCATCCCGTTCAACAACATCGAAAGCATCGAACAGATGGATCCAGTGGATGCGAAGGACGGTGACCTCAAATGAGCGATTCCCTGATTCAGGTCCCGTTCCACGGTGACACCATCGAAGCCGTTGCCAAGAACGACACGTGGATGGCGTCGTTGAGGCGCATGTGCGAAAACCTCGGCGTGGACTACAAAACTCAGGCCCGAAAGCTGAAAGAGAAGAAGTGGGCAGTTGTGGTCATCATGCCCACGACTGGCTCGGATGGCAAAACCTATGAGATGGCGATGATCGACCGTCGCACGATGACCATGTGGCTCGCGGGCATCAACCCGAGCAAGGTCAAGCCGGAACTACGCGAGAAAATCGAGGCCTACCAGTGCGAAGCCGCCGACGCATTGGACAAGTACTTCAACGAGGGTGCCGCCATCCGATTCAAAACCAACAGCATGGATGAGGAGTCGTTGATTCTGGCGAAGGCGAACCAGATCCAATCCCGCCTGCTCGGCGAAGCCCGCCGGGAGAATCTCGAACTCCGTGCCAGCAACGAGAAAATGAGGCCTCTCGCCCTGTTGGGTGAGGCGTTCGTCTCGGCGGACGGGACGATGAGCGTAAGACAGGCCGCACGTCATTTCCAAGCCATCGACAAGCGGATGAACTGCGACACCGTGTACGGGATACTGCGCGGTGCCGGCTATATCGAGCTGCGTTCGAAAGCGCCGACCGTCAAGGCCGTCAAGCCCGGCTATCTGAAACCCGTCATGTCTCGCAAGGCGAACGGGAAGCTTGACCGCCAGTACGCGCGGTTCACCGCCAAGGGTGTGAACTGGTTCATCGACCGGTTCATCTACGGGCGCAGCCAGGGTCGACTCCCGGGGGTGGCGTGATGAGCGTCGCAACAAAACCGAAGACGCAGCGCCGGACGATGCCGGATGCCATGGAAGTCGAACTGTTCAAGGATCTGAGGCGCACGCTTCCCAAGGCATGCCATTACGACCTGAACGGGAATCTGCTGTGGCATTACGTCAGGATTCCGGAAATGCTGATTTACGGCGGGGCTCCCACCCTGTGCGGCTGCTGGCTGAAAGACGATCCGAAACACACGGTTTATCGCAGCAGCCGCAACGAAGGGACTCCGAAATTACTCTGTCCTCGATGCCAGGTCATGCACCGGTACCTCTCCGAGGCGGGTGCGTGATGGCCGGTAGTCAAATCGAATCGTCTCTTGACGGCTGGTCGATCGCCAAGGTGGCGAGTTTTCTCGGCGTCTCGAAAGGCAGTCTCTACGTGTGGTCATGCCATGACAAGTGGGGCGGCCGGTATCCGCCGGCTCCGAAGCGCATCGGCCGTCGTCTGGTGTGGGATCCACGCGAGGTCATCGACTACCGAAACAACAAATGCGCCATCACCCGCAAGGAACTGGTCTACGGCAAATAAAGGTTTCCCGGCCCCAATGCCGGGAGAAAAAAAGAAATAAGCGGTGTCGGCGTTGCACTGTCCAAGGTATTGCGCCGACACCCAACATCACCAATCAAATTCAGAAAGGAAATCAGTGATGTCAAACAACAAGGTTAGCGGAATCCACGCCTTCGGCGTGGAGGTGCCCGAGGACATGTCGCTGAAGGAGCTTATCGAACGGCTCCTGAACGAAGGGGAGGTCGAATTGGAGAAGGAACTGGACGAGGAGACCCGTCAGTCCGAACCTCAGTCCGAGGCGGATAAGTGGCAGCGGTATGCGGACATGCTGGGCGACCTGTTCGACGTGGCGCATCAGATCGGCTATGACGCCTACATGCAGGGCGACCTGAAGATCATGCGCAAGGTGTTGCAGGTCGAATCCGATGTGGTTGATCTGGCCGGCATCGTGACCATGGAGAAGTCGAGGGCCGTGAAATGAGCATCGAGGCATTGCGCAAAAAGCGGCGCATGCGCCGACCCCGGCCGAGGTTAACGGACGGGCAGAAATCGGCCGTATTACTGGCTCTCACGTTCTTCGAGGGTTGGCTGGTCGGTTTCGCCGGCACGCATAGTCGCATCCCAAGTCCGGTGGGTACGCCGCAGTGGATGATAACCGGCTCGCTCGCATTGGCGGTCGTATTGCCGCTCGTGTTCGTGGGAATCCTGTTGAAGTGGGGCGGCGATGGAACAGCCAAGTGAGTTCACGCTCTGCTTGCCGGGCGACCCGGTGCCGAAGGGCAGGCCCCGCGTCTACAACGGGCATGCGATCACTCCGAAACGCACCGTCAGGGCGGAGGAACGCCTGTTCGCGGAATTCCGGTTGAAATACCCGCAGGCGAAACCGTTCCAATGCCCCGTGCGCTTGGAGGCGGAGTTCTGGATGAGCCATAGGGGTCGGCCCGACCTCGACAACCTGCTGAAGCTGGTTTTGGATTCATTGAACGGCGTCGCCTACGTGGATGACGCGCAGGTCGTCGAATCCCACGCCAGCAAGCGGATGCCCGACCTATGGGTCTACGGGTCGAAGGGCCGCTACCGGAAGCGCAAGAGCGGCGACCCCTACACGTGTTGCGGGCACGAGTACGAGCCGCACCTCTCTATCCGTATCAAGCCGCTCCCGGAATGGGAGCCGAACAAGCAAGGAGAACAATCATGAGCAAGCCGATCAACGAGCCACGCATGGTGCAACAGGCGCTCGTATCCGACGAGGACCTGAGCTTCGAACTGGCGGCCCTGGTGCCGACCGCGAACGGGATCACGAACGCCGCATCCACGTTCATCGACAAGGCCACCAAACTGTTGCTGTCCGACAAGATCATACTCACCAACGAGCAGCATACGGCCGTCACGTCGGCCATCGCCATCGCCCAACTGACCGTCAAGGAAGGCGCGGCCATATCGAAGCTGCTGCGCAACCCGGACGCTTCGGCGGAGGTCATAGCCGAACTGCGACTCACCTCCGAGGACAGGCAGGATGCCTGACCGGCGTCTTTGGATGCCGCGTTGCAGGACATGCGGGCCGCTCGGCAAGCCCACCGGACTGGACGAGGCGGTCACCTGCTGCAACCGGCACACGAACCAGACCAAGCATCAGACGGCGTGGTATCCCACCTACGCCCAAATCATCGTGAAAGGCACATCAAATGACTGCGAATGACACGTCAACCATTGAAACCACGGAGGCCGTGAACCCGGACGGGGAATTGCGCCAAGGATTGTTCGCCGCGCAGGCGGCGCGCATCGTCGAACTGCAGGCCGAGATCGCCAGCCGACAGGAGGAAATCGACAATCTCAAATCCCTGATTCTCGACTCGCATCCGGTCGGCACCTACCAGGCCGGCAACCTGAAGGTGCAGGTCAAGCCGGGCGCGCGCCGCATCAACGCCGGCACGTTCGAAAAAGCCTACCCGGCCACCAAGTATCCCGGAGCCTACCAGTTGCGGCCGCGCCCGCTCAGCCAGTTGGAGAAGCTGCTGTCGGCGGACGCGGTGGCCGATTACGCGATGAGCGGCAAGCCTATGGTGGTGGTCTCATGAGCGCAGAACTGTCCAGCCTGGGCATCGCCCAGATCGTGGAAAGCGTTATCGCCGACTACGACCTGCACGACGAGGACGGCAACGAGCTGACCGACGACCTGTACGTCATCCGTTCCGAGCAGCTCGACGAGCTGGGCCTCACCGTCGCCAGACGCATCCACAAGGCCATACGCGAACTGGAGACGCAAGGCAAGACCGGCTTCCCCGTGCATTCGATGGCCTTCGGCAGCATGCCGGTAACCATCGCGAAGGACGGCGACCGCACCTACACGCTGCGCTTCGACAATTCGGACGAGGCGGTGGCCATCACACGGCTCAGCCGGACCGCACTCACGGACATCAAGAAACAGATCAACGAGTTTTTGAAGGAGGTGAAGAACCGTGAGCATGAATGAGGCGGTATTGGCCGTCGCACAAGCCCAGCAGCAGGGTGACGCGATACCAGTGGACACACCGCCCATGACCCAGTCGGCACCCGGCATGGGCAAGCCGCCAGTCACGCCGAAAACACGGGTGGACACGATGGAGGAACCCAGGTTATGGCCGGAGATCCGCCAGCTCATCGAGGACGACATCCAGAACGCTCCACGCGAACTGCAACGTGAGATAGGCCCATCCGAACTGGGAACGGACTGCGTGCACTGTCTCGCAGCCAAACTGGCGGGCTGGCCGGAGCGACGCTCCCCGGGCTGGCTGCCGTTCATCGGCACATGCGTGCACGCGCATTTCGAGACCATGTTCCGAGAGCTGAACGGGGAGCCGGCGGCCCAGTTCCCGTACACGAGCGAGGACAACGTGCACTGTCTCGCGGAACGGTGGCGCCCGGAGTACCGGGTCACCGTAGGCCGATTGCAGGGCCTCCACGGCGGCTACGACGTCACCGGATCGATCGACCTCTGGGATCGCAAAACCCATAGCACCATCGATTGGAAGATCGTCGGCAACACCACGGTCACGAAGGTCAAGGCGCACGGCCCCAGCCAGCAGTATCGGGTGCAGGCCTCGCTCTACGGCATGGGACTGCAGAACGAGGGCGAGCGGGTGGAACGCAACTGCATCTACTTCCTGCCCCGCAACAAGACCTCGTTGGGTGACGCATTGCCATGGGAGACCAGGTTCGACACGGAGCCCGGCAAATGGGCGTTGGCCCGGGCCCAGCTGCTCGTCAACCTCATGGACATCATCGAGCAGTCCGACGGCGTGGACGTGCGCGACAGCTGGATCAAACAGTTGCCGGCGGCCGGACCCGACAAGTGCTTCTCCTGCAAGGGCCGGGTCTGGCCCGACATGAGCGCGCTCCCCGAATTCGACGAAAAGCCATGGCCGGACGTGCCCGACAAGTGGCTCCGACTCACCCCCCTAATCGAATCCGAATACCAGTTCACCGAATAACGAAAGGAAAACAATCATGTTCGGACAGCCACAGCAACAGTATGGTTACCCGCAGCAGGGTTACCCCCAACAGGGGTATCAGCAGGGGTATGGTCAGCCGCCGGCACGCCCGGCCGTGTCCATGACCCCGGAGCAGATGCTTGCCAGCATCGAATCGCAGAGCAGCAAGGGCGCGAAATTCGAACAGCCCGGCACATCGATCAGCGGAATCATCGAGAACGTGACCGCCAACCAGATCCGCGATTTCAAGTCCCGCCAGCCGAAGTTCTTCGATGACGGACAGCCGCAGATGCAGGTGCTCGTCACCATCAACACCGGCGTCACCGATCCGATGGTGGAGGACGATGACGGCCGGCGCACCGTGTACATCAAGGGCTTCGGCCTCCAGCGCCACGCATGGCTTCAGGCGTTGCACAACGCCGGGCTGAGGAAGGCCGCAGAAGTGCGGCCTGGCGACCGTTTCACGGCCACGTTCACCGGTTTCGGCGAGGCGAAGCCCGGCATGAACGCGCCGAAACTGTTCGAATACGTGATCGAACACCAGTCGCCGGCCGACCTCGCCATGAACCAACCCCAGCAGCCCGGCATGCAGCAAGCCCAGCCGGCATACCCGCAGCAGCAGTACGCGCCCCAGCAGCCCATGCAGGCCCCGAATCAGGGATATGCGCCGGCTCCGGTCGACCCATGGAACCCGCCGACGCAGCAGCAGCCGCAGCAACCCGCCCAGCCGGTACAGCTCGGCCAGCCACAGCAGCAGGCTGATCCGATGAAGGTCAACCAGTTGAAGGCCGTGGGCAAAAGCCCGCAGGAGATAGCCGCATTGTTGGGCGTGCCGGTCGAAGCGGTCACCGCCGTCACCGACCAGGCGCAACCCCAATACCACGGGGGTTCCGAACAGATGCCGGAAACCGGTGAATTCTGATGGACGAACTGCTGAAACACCTGCAGAACCAGTAGCTCGAGCTGATGAAAGACATGGATTCCCTCGCCTCCGATCAGGACGGTTTCCGTGACGTCGACTCGGAAAGCCTCCAGCTCATGAGCGTGAGACTCGTGCTCCTGGGCTGGCACAAGAGCAAGGATTCCGACAAGGACTGAGTCCAGTCCCGACCGCCGTAGCCGTATCCAAGCGGCCGGCACGAATGCAAAGGCGTGCACGGCACCACACATATTCACATCACATCAAAGGAGTTTCAAGGATGACCGACATCTACGGATACGCGGCAGCCGCACCCCTGTACCGTGCGGCGGGCTGGATGCAGGTCATCCCCCTGCCGGAAGGCCGCAAGACCCCACCACCCAGCGGTTTCACGGGACGCAGCCGCAAACCCGTCACCGACGAACAAGTACAGGTCTGGTCTCAGGCGACCCCGAACGCGAACACGGGAATCGTCATCCCCGAAGGCGTATTGGTGTTGGACATCGACGCCGCACAAGGCCATCAGGTCAAGGCGGACGGGGCGAAAGGCATCAGCGAACTCTCTCAGGAACTGGGCATGCTTCCGGCCACGTGGAGCAGCACGGCGCACGGCATCGACAGTCCGGCACGCCACCTGTTCTACAAGGTGCCCGAAGGCCTCGCGTGGAAGGGCGGCGCCATCGAGGGGGTGGACATCCTGCAGCCCGGCCACCGGTATTCCGTGGTCTGGCCGTCGATCCACCCGAGTGGCGAAATGTACTGCTGGTACACGCCCAGCGGCAGGGTTGCCAGCACGCTCCCCCGCATCAGCGACTTGGCGACACTGCCATGGAAGTGGGTGGACTACCTGCGCAAACCCGACAGCATGGCGAACCTGACACATTCAAACCCGTCGACCACTCCAATCGCCTCTAATCCGAGGGGATACGACGACCGCATGTGCAAGGCGGTCAACACGTTCCTCAACAGGACGCTCGCCAACCCGGCGAGCAAAGGCTCCCGACACGACACCACGTTGCAGGCCGTCTGGACGTTGGCCAACTTCGCGCAGGAGGGGCATCGTGGCGCGCTCGACGCCATCAACCAGCTCAAACCACGCTTCATCAGCGAAATAGCGCCCGACCGTCAGGGCAGGGAGCGTGAGGCGGCACGCGAATGGGCCAGCATTCTCAGTGGCGCGATGGAGAAGGTCAACGGCGTGCAATCGCATGTGGATCCGTGCGAGCAGTCGAAAATCGAACGCATGACGCCCGGCGAGTTCGACGAACTCACCCAAAACGCGGCTGCGAGTCAAATGGAGGAAAGTCACCCGGAAGCAGTTCAAAACACTGGAACAATGCCGGTTCAAGCCGGTTCAACACCCGTCGCATCGGTTCAAAACGGTTCAATGGAAAGTCACGAGGCAAGTAAAAACGCCTCCTCCAGTTGGCGGTTCGAGGACCTCACCCAGCTCGCTTCCGGCATTGAACTGCCGCCAACGCCAACCGTGTTCCAACGCGAGGACGGCCAAGGACTCTTCTACCGTGGCGCGGTCAACGACCTGCACGGCGAACCCGGCTGCGGCAAAAGCATGATCGCCCAGATAGCCGCCGCACAGGAACTCAAGAGCAGCCATGATGTCATCTACATCGACTACGAGGACAGCGCGCGCAACGTGGTCAAACGCCTCCTGCTGCTCGGCGTGGCCGGCGAGCAGATAGTGGCTCACTTCCACTACGTGCGCCCCAGCGCCAAGCCCAGCAGCCCCACCAGCCTCGACGGCTGGCGCGAAACCCTCGACTACGCCGACACCGCCACGCTCGCCATCATCGACGGCGTCACCAGCTGCCTCGCCTACGCGGGCCTCGACAGCAACAGCGGCGACGACATCGCAGCCTGGTACAACACCATGCCCCGACTCATCTCGGCATGCGGGCCAGCGGTCGTACTCATCGACCACGTCGTCAAGTCCAAAGACAATCGAGGCCGCTACGCCGGCGGCTCGATGCAAAAACTCGCCCTCATCGACGGCATCAGCTACAGCGTGGACATGACCAAACCCGTCGGCAAGGGCGTGAAAGGCACCATCGTCATCAAAAGCGGCAAGGACCGAATCTCGGAGATCGAGGAGCATTGCGCCGTCAACTGGAGCAACGGCTCACACCTGAGAGAAGCCGCACGCATCGAAATCAACTCCACGGACCCGAAACTCATGCACGTCACCATCGCACGACCCAACATGATGCCCAGCGAAGACCGACAGGCGAAACGCGACGACTTCCGACCCACCGGACTCATGGAGAAAATCAGTCAGCTCGTCGAGAACGCCATAGAGGAACCAAGCCAATCGGAACTGTTCGACGCCTTGAAATCGGATGGCTCCGGCGCCAAGACCGCGATTATGTCGAAAGCCATCAGACTGCTGCTGGAGGAGGGGTATGTGACGAACCGCGCCAGCAGACACAACCGCGCATGCTACCGGTCGGCACGCCCCTACCGGCAGATAGACGACCCAAAGTCGGATTCTTTCGTGGACCGTATGAGCAGGGAGGAGGTGAGCGAATTGGACGATGGGAACCACCTCGACATCTAGATTTTCCGTTTTTCCCGAACGTTTCCCAGCTCTTCCCAAAAAAACTGAGCCACCGAGACTAGCTCTTCCCCACACTCCCCGACCACACTACGTGTGTGGTCGGGTGTGGGAAAAGCTAAGGCTCGCCCCTCGGAAAAGCCCAAAAACACCCCTCAACAACACTAGATATTCCCTCAAAACCCAAGGAGACCAAAATGGCACTCACATTCAGAAAGCAGATCGAAGCGACCGCATGGGAGCTGTGCAACGGAGAAGGCACCGTGCCCGAATTGAGGAAGCGGTTCGACGCAGACCCCGAGACGCCGAACTTCGATCCGACCAAAGCATTGGAGATGCTGCATATCCTCCAGCTCATCAACTACAAGCGGGTCGCCTCGGCCGCCAACGGCAAGCACGCTCGTTGCCACTACCTGAAAAAACCCGAATACGGACTGCTCAACTTCGAAGAGCCGAAACCGGCACCCAAGGACGAGCTGGAACGGAAGACCCGCATCCAATGGGCCAAGGACTTCCGCCTCATCGCAGACTGGCTCGACGCGAACTGTTACACGACTGAAAGCGAGGAAGCATGAAAGAATCCGTCACCATCCAATACCGCTGTGAGGATGCTGACACCAATCTGGTCGAAACCATCCCAATCGCCTCCATCGGCATCGACCAGTGGAGTCAAGGCCATCCCGTCCTGTTCAACCTTGACCGGAGAGGACATCACGGCCGCCGTATGCTCAGCGTACTCATCACCGCCTGCGAAGCGGTGCTGCATGAAATCCAGGACATCAAATGGGAGGACTGACCCATGGCCGAACCGATTGACCTCACCCAACAAGCCCTCAACGCATTGGCCTCATCGGGGCTGGGCAACGACAGTCCGGCCGAGGCGTTCGTCATCGGCTATCGGAACGGATGGCAGCAAGCCGTCGACCTGTGCATACGAATCGAAACGGCACTCAACGACGAAACGGAGGAAACAAATGAGCATCATCGACCGTGAGATAGAAGCCCGGGAACAACGCGACCCCTCGTACGTCGACGCCGACTTGCAATGGGCATGGGCAAGAGGATACAAGGCCTGCGCAAACCGCGAAATCACCGAGGAGGAGATTGCCGCCGCCATGGACGAAACCCGAAAGTTCATCGCGCTTCCTGGCGCATGGCTGGAAAACATCATCAGAACCGCCTTCAACGCGGCGAGGAGAAAGGCGACGGAGGAATGAGCAGCCCCCGCGCCCGTGAGCGCAAGCCCCCATGGCTGCGCCAATTCATCCCGAAATCCAGTCCCCTCGTGGTCACTGTCTGCGAGGGGTGCGGCCTGTACATTATCCAGGATCGGGAGAGCGTGTGGGAGTCATGGGACTGCGGACTTGTGGAGGGTGATGACCTGACCGTGGCGATAATCCTCGGCCGCCCGTTGACGCGCGTCACATGGCTGCCATCAGTCGGCTATCCGTTGTTGCGCAGCGTGAGCGGTAGCGCGGGCATCAGGCCGGATGGCCAATACCTCGCCGGTCACACGTGCCATTTGGCTCGGGTGAGCGTCAAACCGTTCACGCCGCCGAAAAGAGACCGTCCGCCGGGCAAACCGTGGGGCGGGCCGAGACTGTCGAAACAGGAGATAGCCGAATTCAAACGCATCTGGAATATGCCATACAGCCAGCTCAAACATGAGAAAACCCCAACCAACAAGGTCGGCCAGGGCGATGAGATCCAAGCATTATTCTAGCCGACCAGCCGGAAGGGGCTCAGCATGAACTGCCAGAACTGCAAGACGATGACCGAAGAGGGGTATTCAGTGTGCGCGACGTGCGAGCTGCGCTTCGCCGGCACGCTCCTGCGCTTGGCGCGTGATGTCACGCCATTGCATGACAGCCTCGACGCGACATTGCATCCGGGAGGGCATTCGCCCGTGCGCATCCAGACCGCCACTCCCCCGACACCGATACGCTTGGACGTGCTCGACCTGATTGACATGCTCGACGCCACGGCCCGCGAACTATGGCGCTGCCTCGACGGCATCGACGCACTCGACTGGCGCAAAGACAGACGCAACGAGGACTTGACGGCCACGCTCATCGCATGCGCCGGTCATGCACGCCTTGCCACGTTCGCGGATGCCGGCTTCTACATGCACATCATCAACGACATCGCCCGCAAGGTTGATACTGCGCTGGACCCGCCGGAGCAACGCCGCGAGATAGGTACCTGCGAACTATGCGAGACCATGCTCACCGCTGGGGCAGCAGACCAGTGGGTGACATGCCCGGTCTGCGGGAGGGAACAGCGAGCGCAGACGGTTAAACTGCGTAGGCTCAAGACGTTGTGTTGGGATGATTCCAGGCGCGGGTCTGCGGCTGAGATAGCCAAGGTGTTCACGGACGCGGGAATCACCGTCAAAAGGCATACGCTCACCGTGTGGAAATCCCGAGGCAAGCTTGATGTCACGCCCCAAGGCATTTCATACAGCAGCGTCTACCGGCTCGTCATCAGTGGCGGACTTGACAAAGAGCTGACTGTGACCGCATAATGTCAGTGGATTAGTGTCGAAAAACCCAGCTCATGTGGCTGGGTTTTCGCGTATCTATGCTTTGTTTTTGCGTGGCCTTCCTCCGCCGACACCACGTCCCGGACGTTGAGCGTTCCATTCATCGATGGTCTCAGGCAACCAGCCCCGAGTGCGGCCTATGGTCGCGTCGGGTTCGGGGAGTTTGAGGTTGAGCAGGCCGCCGCTGGTGATGCCGAGGCGTTCGGCGACCTGTTTGACGCCGAGGTATTCAGTCGTCATTGTTGCCTTCCTTGCCGTTGATGATTCCGGCCGCAAGGCCCATGATTCCGGCCGCGAGACCGAAGCCGCCAGATACTATCGGGCTGTCGGATAGCGCGCCGCCCAAGGCCATGGCTCCGAACGTCAGGGCCACGATTCCGAAAATCAGTGATGTTCTCATGATGTGTTTCCGATGAGATAGGATTGGCGGGGAGGTTCCGGCTAGTAGGGTTAGCCGGAACCTGTTTTACTTCTTGTGCTTCGGTCTTCGTCTGATTGCGATGATTATGGCTATCGCGGCGAGGACGTTGGCGATGATGCCGTTGATGACATCGAACCAATCCTTTGGATTCATCGGACCTCCTTTCTGCTGACATATCTATAGTAACACAATAACTATAGATATGCAAGCCGGGGACACCAAGACACGCCAACGGACACAATGACTGCGAGGCATACATGAGCTGGCGAGTCTGCTCGACACCCGGATGTCCGAACCTCATCGAGACACCGGCACGCAAATGCGACGCCTGCACCCGAGCCCAACGGGACCGCACCCGTACCCGTGGACGCAACCCATACAACACCAAGGGACATCAATCGTTTCGCAGGCAGGTGCTCGCACGAGACCCATACTGCACATGCCCCGGCGACTCCGGACGCGGAGGCTGCGGCAAACACAAGGGGCTCTGCGGAAAACCAAGCACAATCGCGGATCATTATCCATACGAGCGAATCGAACTCATAGACATGCGACTCAATCCGAACGACCCGAAGTTCGGACGAGGATTGTGCAAACAATGCCACGACGTGAAAACCGGCAGAACAAGACCAGCAGGCTTCAATACCAAACAGTAAAAACAATCAGCAGCCGCACATCCCCGCAAAAACGACCGGCAACACCCAGGGGGGGTGGGGTATCGACCACCCCTGCCTGGACCGCCGGTGAGCTGTCTGTCGGGTGCGCAGGGTTCAAACATCGCTGGCGGGCCGCCGCGAGGGCGGTCTCGTCGATCTGTCGCTAGGGCGCAAGGCCATGACGAGAGGTGAACATCATGCCAAGTGGAGGCAAACGAGTACGCTCCGGGCCGGCCAAGGACCCGAACAGCGAGAAGAGCCGCAGACTCGGATACACATTGCAGAGCCTGCCGAACACCGAGTGCCGGATGAAGCCGCCGGAATGGCCCTTGGAGCCCGCCGATGACGAGCGCGTCCGCAAACTTGAGGCGGAGAAGTGGAAGTGGCTGTGGAAGCTGCCTCAGGCACGCGCCTGGCATCTGCCCCAGTTCAAGTGGATGATTCACGAACTGGCGTTGTACGCGCGGCTTTCCACCGCATGCGAGATCGCGCCGGCACCCACGGCGTTGACCGTGCTGCTGCGCATCTCCGACCGCGTCGGCATGAGCGCCGCCGGATTGCAGGCATTAGGCTGGAAAATCGAAGCGGAGGCCGAGCGGAAGCCAGTCGATTCGGAGTTCACGCGCCGCAGGGCCAAGGAGCTGAACCAGGAATCAGCCGCCGAACGCTCTCCCATGGACGAGACGAAGCATGTGTACCAGCGTCGGATGAGCGGCAATGGCTGACGAGGATTCATGGCTCATCGACTTCCCCACGTTGGGGCATCTGGTGTGCGCGTGGATCGAACGTCACTGCCGGCAGCCTGACGGCCCGTTGCGAGGCCGTCCGGTGGTGCTGTCCGACTGGCAGTACTGGCTGGCGGCGAACCGTTGGCGCATCCGCGTGGACGCCCCATATGTGCCGCCCGAGGAAGTCACCGTCGACAACCCGATGGTACTCAACCAGGCATTCGAATACCGCATGACGCTGACCGTCGGACCGCAGAAATGGGGCAAGGGGCCATGCACGGCGTTCTTCACCGCCGCCGAGGGCTGCGGGCCCACCATCTTCGATGGCTGGGCGCGAGAAGGCGACATGTACCGTTGCGCCGACAACGGTTGTCCGTGCGGCTGGGAGTGGCCGTACAATCCGGGCGAGCCGAAAGGCCGTCGACATCCGTCGCCGCTCATCCAGCTGACCGCCAACTCCGAGGAACAGGTACGCAACATCTACCGTCCTCTCGTGGCGACGATCCTGCTGGGCCCGCTCAAGGAGCTCATGCGCGTGAGGGACACCTTCATCCGCATATTGCAGCCGGGGCGCGAAGGCGAGGCCGACGCCTTGGACTTGGATCGCATCGACGTGGTCACCGCCTCGGCGAAATCCCGTCTGGGCAATCCGATCACGGACGCCGAACAGGACGAGGCCGGCCTGTACACGAAATCGAACGGCATGATAGCGGTCGCCACCACGCAGCGCCGAGGAGCCGCCGGCATGGGCGGCCGCACACATGCGTGGACGAACGCATGGGATCCGGGCGAGGACAGTTACGCGCAGCAGGTGTTCGAGAACGCCGAGGACGACGTGTTCGTGTTCTACCGGAACCCCGATCTCGCGAAATCATTGCGTCACCGCGACGGCCGGCCGTTGGACTTCAATCTGAAATCCGAACGCTTGAAGATGCTCGAATACGTGTATCGCGGCTCCCCGTGGGTCGACCTTAATTCCATCGAATCGGAAGCCAAGGCGCTGATGAAGACCGACCCTACCCAAGCGGAACGGTTCTTCGGGAACCGTCTGGTGCAGGGCGGCGGCGCATGGCTCGAAGACGGACTGTGGGAGAGCTGCTATGCCGGCGCATGAATTCTGGTTGCCGAACCCGCCAAAAGGCACGCGCGTATGCGCGGGCTTCGACGGTTCGGAGAACGACGACTGGACATGCATCAAGATGGAGACCCTCGACGGGCTGATATTCACTCCCCGATACGGGCCCGACCGGCGTGCGACCATCTGGAACCCGAAACAATGGGGCGGGCGCATCCCCCGCGCCGAGGTATCCGCAGCATGGGCGGAACTCAACGAACGCTACAAAATCGAACGTGCCTACTGCGATCCCGGCTTCCGCGACGAACTGTCATGGGAATCGGAGATAGAAGCATGGGATCGCGCCTACGGGCCGAAGAAATTCATGCCATGGAGCATGTCGGGCAGCTCCCGCATCGGAGCCGTCTACGAGGCATTGCGCCGATTCGAAGCCGACCTGACCACACATCGCATCACACAGGACGGCTGCCCAGTCACCCGCACCCACATGATGAACGCGCGAAAGGTCGCCAAGACCCTGGAACGCTACGGGCTGGCGAAACCCCAGCAGAACAGGAAGATAGACGCCGCCGTGACCAGCGTGCTCGCCCACGAAGCCGCATGCGACGCACGAGCCGCCGGCTGGGGCGCTCGCAAACACAATTACATGCTTACCGGATCATCGACCAGAAGGAGGTACTGATGGACTACAGCCAGCAGGAACTGTCCTCATTGGCGAACCGACTGGCCGATAAGATCCAGTTCCGTCGACCCAGCATCGGCACCCACACCGATTACGTCTTGGGCAAACGCGGCAAGCTCAAGTTCGCGTCCAAGGAATTCAAGCGCTACATGAGCGACCGGTTCTCCGACTTCTCCGACAACTGGTGCCTCCCCGTGGCGCAGGCCCCAGTGGAACGCATCAAGTTCAAGGGCTTCGTCCCTTATGATGACGTGAAGCTCGGCACCGGCATCATGAAATGCCTCGACCGCAACGACTTCGAACGCGGACTTCAGGAAGCCGCGCTGATGATGACCACCACGGGCCGCGCGTTCGCCTTGGTCACGCAGGTCGACGGCAGGGCCCGCATCACGTTCGAGCACCCGGACAGCGCCGCAGTCATCTACGATGCGCGCACCGGCCAGCCGTCAGCCGGGTTCCTCATCCAGCAGGGCGACGACAAGGAGTACGGCACCCTCATGCTGCCCGGCTGGACGGTCAGCATGGAACGCAAGAAGATGCTCGATCTGACCGACCAGCGCGTGCCGCCCGACGTGTACGGCTGGAAGATGAATGACCCTCAGCCCACCGGTCTGGACACGATCCCCCTGCGCGAGTTCCGCAACCAGATGCTATTGGACAATGCGCCGATCAGCGACATCGCGCACGTCGAATCGATGCAGGACACGGTCAACGTCGTATGGGCCTACCTGCTGAACGCATTGGACTACGCCTCACTGCCGGCACGAGTCATCCTCGGCGGAGACCCGCTCGTCGAGCCCGTCTACAACGAGGAGGGACAGCAGGTCGGCGAGAAGCCCATCGAACTCGACAAGCAGGTGCTGGAGCGCATCTACCAGTTCACCGGCGACAACGTGAACCTGGGCGAATGGTCAAGCTCGAACCTGAACGTGTTCATCCCGGTCATCGAAAAAGCGGTGGAGCATATCGCCGCCGAAACACGCACCCCCGGCCATTACCTGCTGACGAACGCGGAGGTTCCGGCCACCGGCTACGAGGTCGCCGAAGCCGGCCTCGTATCCAAGACCATCGAACGCATCAGCTTCCTGAAATCCCCCATCCGCGACATCTGCAGCATCGCCATGCGCTACGAGAACGACGTGGCTGAGGCGGACATCATCGCCGACTCCAAGGTGCAGTTCGCGACCCCGCAGTATCGCAGCGAAACCCTGATGGCGGACGCGATGCTCAAATACAAGCAGCTCGGCTTCCCGATCCAATGGGTCGCGGAGCAGATGGGCCAAAGCTCGGACGAGGTGCAGCGCATCATGCGCATGCGCGCCGACGAGATGGCCGACCCCGAACTCGAATCGTTGAACCGTGCCCTGCAGATCGGAGGCGCTGATGGCGGTCGAATCTCAGGTGCTGGCCTACAGTCAGAAACGGCTGGCGACCTTGGAGCTGGCGGCGGACAGAGCCGCACGCAGAACATGGAACAGGGTCGACGCCAATAACATCCAGGCGTCGTGGAAGTCGATAAGCCGCGACTTCCTCACCCTGTTCTCCACCATCCAAACCAAGTCGGCGGAGACAGCCATCGACGCGAGCGGCATGATGCTCGCCGAACAGGGCGTGTACGTCACTCCCCATGCTTTGGCTAACCCGAACGCATTCGCAGGCTGGGCTCCGTCCGGCCTCGACATCGTATCCTACTTCCAATCCCCCGTGTTCGCCGCCCTGCACGCGATACGCACCGGCAGCTCCCCGTTGGAGGCATTGGAATATGGGCGCAACCTGCTGGTCATGCTTACCTCTCTGGCGGTCATGGACACCGCCCGCCAGGCGGAATCACTGGACATCACCAGCCGTCCCAAGGTCGGCTACGTGCGTGTCGAGTCCGCCAGCTGCTGCGACCGATGCATGCTGCTGGCCGGCAAGTGGTTCCGCTTCAACGAGGGGTTCCTGCGCCACCCGCACTGCCACGGCCGCCACGTGCCCTGCAGCCAGGGCATGGCCAAACAACAGGGGTGGATCAGCGACCCCATGGAGGGTTTCAAAAGCCTCTCCCGTGAGGAGCAGGACAAGCGCTTCGGCGCGAATTACGCGCAGGCCATCCGCGATGGCGCCGACATCTACCAGGTCGTCAACTCGAAACGCGGCATGCAAAGGGTGGGCAAAGGCTATACGGCGTTGACCACCAGCGAGGGCACCACACGATACGGGTGGGCCAGCATGCAATACGCCCAGCAGTCCGGCCGGAGGATGAAACGCCGCCTGTCCATCGACGGCATCTACTCGCTGACCGGAGGCGACCGGGAGAAGACCATCTCTGCGTTGAAGGCCAACGGCTACTACGTGGACAACGACTGGCGCGGCAAGGTGCCCGAGATCCGCAAAAGCATGTGGCTGCACGACAACACGTACCGGCAGGGGCGCGTCGAACTGTTGACCGCCGCCGAGAAGCGCGTTCAGACCGCGAAGCTCCGCTACGAGGCCGTATTGGAGGGCCGCAACCCCAACGATGGCCGCATGCCCCTCACCCCCGAAATCGCGGCCCAGTGCGAACGCGAATACCGCCGATGGGTCACCTCCGGCGGACAGATTTTCCAGCAATGATCCAGCGAATCGAAAGGAAGAACATGGATCCCGCAAACCAGAACCAGCAGACAGGCGACAACGAGTCCAAGAAGCCGGAGAACACCGGCGGCGAGGATTGGCAGTCGAAGTTCGAGGGCCAGCGGAAAGTCAACCGCGACCTCGAAAAGAAACTGAACGAAGCCTACGCCAAGGCCGACAAGGTAGACGAACTCGAAAAACAGATCGCCGCCCTGCAGGGCAAGGAGGCCGAATACGAGGCCGCCCGGAAGGAGCAGGCCGTCAAGGACGAGGCCCTTGCCGCCGCCAACCAGCGCATCCTCAAGGCCGAAGTCCGCGCCGCAGCCAGCGGCAAGCTCACCGACCCGGCCGACGCCCTGCGCTACCTCGACCTGTCCAAATTCACCGTCACGGCTGACGGCGGCGTGGACACGCAGGCCATCGCCGACTCCATCGGCGAACTGCTGGAACAGAAACCTTATCTCGGGAAAGCCGAGCAAGCGCCCTCGGGCGCGAACATCACGCCGCCCAGCGGAACACGGGACGGCGACCGCCATCAGGGTCAGCTCACCCGAGACGACCTGAAAACCATGAGCCCCGCAGAAATCGTCAAAGCCCAACAGGACGGAAGACTGAAGGACCTGCTCGGAGCCAACTAAACGGAAGGAGGCCTTAAATGGCCATCACCAATTTCATCCCCGAACTGTGGAGCGCCAACATCCTGCTGGAACTCCAGAAGAACCTCGTCTACGGTTCCGCAGTGAACCGCGACTACGAGGGCGACATCGCCAACTACGGCGACACCGTGCACATCACCGGCATCGCGCACATCAGCATCGGCGACTACACGGCCCACACCGACATCACCATCGAACCGGCCACCGACAAGGACGCCGGCGAACTCGTCATCAACCAGAGCAAGTACTTCGCGTTCGAAATCGACGACGTGGAGAAGCGCCAGGCCATGAACAACCTGACCGCCGCATACTCCCAGGACGCCGCCTCCAAGCTGCGCGACCTGACCGACCAGTACCTGGCCGGCCTGATGGCAGCCGGCGCGAAGAGCAAGCTCGACCCGATTTCCGGCGCCACCGCCACCAAGGCGTACGACACCATCGTGGATCTGGCCACCGCATTGGATAAGCAGAGCGTGCCAGACGCGGGCCGTTGGGTCATCGTCACCCCGGACTTCTACGGTCTGCTGCGCAAGGACAGCCGTTTCGTCGCTGGCGCCGAGTCCGCTCATTCCACGCTGCTCAACGGCGTGGTCGGTGAGGCCGCGGGCATGACCATCCTCAAGTCCAACAACGCTCCCGCAGCCAAGGGCGGCTCTGCCTCGGCTCAGACCGATGAGGGTAACGTCATCATCGCCGGCACCAACGCGGCCACCACGTTCGCGGAGCAGATCGCCAAGGTCGAGGCCACCCGCAAGGAGAAGGGCTTCGACGACATCGTCAAGGGGCTGCACCTGTACGGCGCGAAGGTCGTGCGCCCCGAAGCGCTGGCCACCGTACACTTCAAGGTGGGCAAGTGATGGCCGGCAGCTATGAGGCCATGCCCTACGTGGGCGAAGCCGAATAACCGCATAGGGGGTGACTCATGGACACGCTGGCAACGGTCAAGGACCTTGATTCATACGGCATCGAATACGCGGACGAAAAGCTCGCGGGCAAGCTGCTCGAATCGGTTTCCGCAGCGGTGCGCGACGCCGCCGGCTGCCCCATCACACGCGGCGAATACACGGTGACCATCCCCGGCGAAACCTCACGCAGGCTCGACCTGCCCATGCGCCCCGTGATTTCCGTGAGCCGCGTGCTCATGGACGGCGAGCAGACCGGTGATTGGAAGCTGCTCGGCAACGCCCTGTACAGGGAAAGCCTGTGGAGCCTGCCGAACATGGTCCCCTGTTCCGTCACCGTCACCATGCTCGCCGGCTATGACCCGGTTCCCCCGGACATCGTGCGCCTCGTGTGCAGCATGGTCGCAGCCGGACTCGTCCAGCAGTCGAACGGCGGCCCCGGCGCTCACCGCGACGAATCGTACGCGCGAATCGACGACGTGCAGATCGGCTACCGTCAGGGCGACTCCGAGATCATCGACGCACTCGAACTGCCGGAGGGCACGAAACGAGCCCTCCGCAACAGGTTCGGCATGCGAGGCATCGCCATAGGGGTGTTCCGATGAACGTGCAGCATATCCTCAACCGAGGCCGACAGCTCGCCGAATCGTTGATGACCGACCAGTGCCGCGTCACCCATATGGGCAAACCGGTCACCGACCCCGAAACGGGACTGGTGGGACCGGCTGCGAACACCGTGTATGAGGGCAAGTGCAAGGTGCAGACCTCGGGTGGTCTGGCTGCCGAGAACACGGAGGGCGGCATCGTCGAAGCGTTGGGTGCCGTCACTCCCGTGTGGAGCATGTACGTGCATTTCCCCTACGGCACCATGGGTTTATTGCCGGGTGACGTGTGCGAGATAACCGAGGCCGATGACCCGAATCTCAAGGGCAGGAGGCTCCGGTTGTTGAACATGCAGTCCGAGAAGACACACTCCACCGCATGCCGGTGGAATGTGAAGGAGGTGGGCAACAGCAATGAGTGACATCACCATAGACGCTTCGGAGCTGACCGCGTTCGGCCGCAGGGTCGCCTCCGCCCACGCCAAAGCCTCCATAGCGGTCGCGAAGGCGGTGAAGAAGGGCGCGCAGAACGTCAAGGAGTCCATTCAGGAGGACGTTGCCGGTTCCGGCAACGCCGGCATCCGCAAGGTGCAGGTCGCCTACGAGCTGGGCAGTACCGGCACCACTGTGTACGCGGACGTGAGCCCCCGCGACGGCGGGGCCTCCGACTTGGCCAACATCGCGTTCTTCGGCACCGCGAAAGGCGGCGGAACCCACGCTTTTTACGAGCATGCGGAGACGGAGCTTCCCCCGCTCGCCGAATACGTGGCCGACGCCGCCGACGACATGCTGATAGGAGCCATCGGATTATGAGCGTCATGGACCTGACCAATGCGGTTCTCGATCTGCTGCCCTCCATGCCGTCCGGCGTGAAGGTGTACAGGCAGGAGGAGCCGCTGGAGTCGGAGATGCCGCCGTGGATCATCGCGCACGTCTCCACCGACCGTCATGTGATGGCGGAGACGATGCGGTTCACCGCCCACTCCGCCCTGTTGGAGGTTCGCGCCGTCAGCACCACCGCCGACAGCGTGAACATCTGGTGTGACGACATGCTGATTCCCGCGTTGGCGAACCGCTCCCCCACCCGGCCGCCGGGCTACACGGTCGGCCAGCTCACCCTGTACGAGGATTCCGGCGCATACGCGGCCGGTCTGACCGCCGACGAAACCGCGCGCCGCTACCAGGTGCGCGTCCTGAGGTTCCGATTCACGTGGAGCCGACCGTAATCAACCAATCATTTACCAAAAGCCTTCAACGCCACCCCATACGGGGGGTGGCTTTTTGCTTTAAGGAGCGCATCATGACCCTGAAACTGGGTACAGAGATTCCCGGCACCAGTGCCGAGGGCAACATCACCACCATCTGGGTGCCGGCGATCAAGAACATCAAGGCCCCGACCATCATCGAGCTCGAGGCCGGCACCGACATCTCGAACTACGTCATGCTTGGCGGCTGGAGCTTCGACCCGTCGCAGGACACCGTGTCCGACCAGCGCGAGAACACCGTGCAGGACTTCGGGGCCCCCGGCCGCAAGAGCGCCGGCGACATCAGCATCGAGGTCATCGACAACACGAACACGGAGCACAAGGAACAGAACGAGGCCGTCACCCTCATGCACGAGGGCGCGTCCGGCTATATCGTGCGTCGCCGCGGCATGGCCACCGACGCGCCATTGGCCTCCGGCCAGAAGCTCACCGTCGTGAGCGTGAAGTGCGGCGAAAAGAAGGTCATCAACCCGGATGCGAACACCATGATCCGCAGTCAGATCCCGCTGTTCGCTCAGGCTCCCGGCTGGGAGTCCGAGACCGCCGTGCTGGCCGCAGCCTGACAAGTTCTTCCGTGCGGGGATTCTAAGCCTTTCTGGCCCCGCACAGGCATTCTCTCTTCTCTCTCTCAGAAAGGTTTTCAGACTTTCAGAAAGGGATAATCATGGCTTTGGAAGTGAAGCGCAAGCGCGTGGACGTCGACCTCATATTGGATCAGGAGAAGGCCGAACAGGTCGCCGCATTGGGAGCAGACCTGGAACGCGCCATGGCGCAGCATGTGACCGAGGGCGGCAACGCCGCCGCCAAACGCATCGCCGAACAAATCGACAGGCTGCGCGACGAGGTGAAGGACGACACCGTCCGCATCACCCTGGAGGCGCTGCCGCTCTCCCAGTGGCGTCAGGTACTCGAGGCGAACACCGTCACCGAGAACGGCGTACCGAAACAACACATCGAGGACATCTGCGCCGACGCCGTCAGACTCATGGTCAGGAAGACCGTGCCGGAAACCCCCGTGGAAGAGCTGGCCAACGTCATGACCGAACTGTCCGACGGCCAGATCAGCCCCATCTGGTACGCGATCCGTGACCTGAATGCGAAGCTCATCGACCCAAAAGACGCACTCGAATCAGCCTCGCGGATAATCCGCAGACGGTAAGGGAACTGCGAATCTGCCAGAAGCTCGGCATCAGCTACAAGCGTTGGCTTGGCTGGGAACCGTCGTATCGGGTGGAAAGGGACGGGCATAGGCGCATCACCGGCTACACGCCGGAAACCGAATGGGATGCGACCGAACGCGAATGGATGCTCGCACTCGACGAATACGAGCGCACGCTGTGTCCGCGCTGCGGGATGCCCGTCAGCATATGCCACGACGAGCTGGCCCCCACCAAATACGCGAGCGAGGTCGGCGTCTGTCAGATCGACCTGATGCGCCGCATCGGGCTCGAAGAATACCGCAAGGACCATTCCGCGGAATCCGCCACGAAACTTGACTCACTGACCGTGGGCATCAACCCACGATGATCCGACAGGAGGATATGCCATGGCCGGTGGCCTGAACCGCAACATCACCGTCCGCCTGCTCGCGGACACCAGCAATTTCACCGCCGGCATGGCCAAAGTGTCCGGCGAAAGCCAGAAGACCGCGACCACCATGGAAGCCGCCGGAGGCAAATCGAAGCTCATCACCACCGGCATCGCGGCGGCCGGTGTCGCCGCCACCGCGCTGGGCGTGGCCGCTGTCAGGATGGCGGCGGACTTCGACGCCAGCATGTCGACGGTGCAGGCCAACACCGGAGCCAGCGCCGATGAGATGGCCCAACTGCGTCAGGCCGCCATCGATGCTGGTGCCGACACCATATACTCGGCCACCGAATCCGCCGACGCCATCAACGAACTCGGCAAAGCCGGCCTATCGACCTCGGATATTCTCTCCGGCGGTTTGAGCGGCGCATTGAACCTCGCAGCGTCCGACGGCATGGCCGTAGGCGACGCCGCCGAACTCATGGCCACCACCCTCAAACAGTTCAACCTGACGGGCGCCGAATCCACTCAGGTGGCCGACGCGCTGGCGGCCGGCGCAGGCAAGGCCGTCGGTTCCGCCCATGACCTCGGCCTCGCATTGAATCAGGCGGGTCTGGTGGCCAACAGCATGGGCGTCAGCATGCAGGAGACCACCGGCACGCTCGCCGCGTTCGCCAACGCCGGCATGATAGGCAGTGACGCGGGCACCAGCCTCAAGACCATGCTCCAACGACTGGCCAGCCCCACCGACAAGGCGCAGACCCTCATGGACGAGCTCGGCATCAACGTGTACGACGCCAATGGCAAGTTCATCGGCCTTGCCGGTGCCGCAGGCCAATTGCAGAACGGTTTGAGCGGCCTGAGTCAACAGGAACGCAATGCCGCGCTCAACACCATCTTCGGAGCCGACGCGGTGCGAGCCGCGAACGTGCTCTACGAGCAGGGCGCGGAAGGCATCGACGACTGGACGAAAGCCGTCAGCCAATCCGGCTACGCCGCGGACCTCGCCGCCAAGAAGAACGACAACCTGAAAGGCGATCTGGAGAATCTGAGCGGCTCTTTCGAATCCCTCATGATCTCTTTGGGCGAGGGAGGTCAGGGACCATTGCGCTCCCTCGTGCAGACACTCGACACCCTTGTTGACGGTTTCGCGTCATTGCCTGCGCCCGTACAGCAGTCCATAGTGCTGATGGCGGCTCTGGTTGGAGGCAGTGTCGCAGTCCACAAAGCGATGGGGCCGCTGAACTCTAGCAGCAGCCAGCTTGCGCAAACCCTCGGATTGATTGCCGACCCAGGGCAAAGGCTCATAGGCCTCGGCTCCGGAATCGCGTCAGCGTTCCAGACATGGGGCGCAACTTTCGGCAGTGCAGAATCTCAGATAAACACGTTTGGCACCACTATCAGTCGTTCCCAAGGCATTATGGCCGGTTTCAAAAACCTGGGAAGCGGCATAGTATCGTTGCTGGGCGGACCATGGGGCATGGCCATCACCGCCGCAGGACTCGCGTTGTTCGCTTTCGCGCAGGATCAGCAGGCCGCCACGCAACGAGTGGACGAACTCACCCAGGCGTTGCAGAGCGGACAAAGCGCCGCCGAATACTTCAACAAGGCGCTCTCCGAAAGCGATTCGTCACGCTACACGGCCGACATATTCAGCCGTTGGACCTCCGGCTACGACAATGTGCGAGAAGCACTCGACAAGATCGGCATCGCCCACAGCACCTACATCAAGGCCATACAAGGCGAGCCCGAAGCGATTCTGCGAGTCCGCGAACAGGCCGACAGCTACCGTGACTCGCTCGGCGGCATCAACCAGATGTGGGACCGCACCTCCAACGTTGCCTACGGCGTACTGAGCGAACAGCAGGAGATCTTCGAGAAATCAGCCGCAGCGGCCAAGGAGGACGCGGCCAACTCGAAGGCCGCCGCACAGGAGAAACTGGCGCAGACGCTGGCCACGTCCGGATTGGTCGACGCGCAGTCGGCGAACGCGGACGCCACGCAGGAATCAGCTGACGCCCAATCTATCCTTCAGGATGGTTTGGGAGCGACCACCGACGGCATCAACGAGCAGGCCACCGCCTTGGGCGAGGTCATTGACGCGCTCGGAACCTACTACGGTTTCGCGCTCTCCAGCTCCAACGCGCTCATCTCCATGCATGACTCGTTCGACAAGGCGACCGAAAGCGTGCAGAAGAACGGGCAGACGCTCGACCTGAACACCGAACAGGGACGAGCCAACCAGAGCGCGTTGAACGATCTCGCCGAATCCGCGTTGAAGGCGGCGGAAGCCCAGTCACGCAACGGCGAAGGACTCGAAGCGGTCAACGGCACCCTTGACCTGGCACGCGAGAAATACATCGCAGCTGCACATGCGATGGGCATGACCCCGGAAGCCGCAGAAGCCGCAGCCAACGCCGCCGGCCTGACCAAGGACAAGTTCGACCAGCTCGCCACCAGCGTCAACAGCATCCCCGGATCCAAAGCCATCGACGTGAACGCCCACACCGAACCGGCCAAGAACAGCCTGACCGACCTCGGCATGACGGTGGCGAAACTTCCTAACGGCGAAATCAAAATCGACGGCGACAACACACAGGCACTCGCCGCCATCGAGGCGGTCAACGGCGTCGAAGTGGATCCGCACACCGGTGTCATCACCATGGACAAAAGCCAGTACGACACCGCCCTCGCATTGGCGAACGGAGCGACGATCGATCCGAAGACCGGTCATCTGATGGGTGACAACAGCGACTATTGGAAGAAGATAGCCGAAGCGAACGGCTGGACCATCGACCCGCATACCGGCATGATCTACGCGGATGACGGTCAGGCCATGAGCGTCATCACCAATCTGAACAACACGCAGATCGCGGACAAGTACTTCACCATCCATGGCAGCTACGTCGATGATTCAGGCGGCACGTATTCGTCCAGTGGTTATCGTCCGGCCGGTGCGATGGGCAATATCCCCACCGGTAAGACCGGCGGCCTGTTCACCGGTTATGGGGTTTCGATGCGCGGCTACGCCGGCGGCGGCAGTGTCATCGAGGGCCTCCTGCCAGGCAAGGCCACCACTACGGGCGGCGACAACATCACGTTGGCGAACGCGCGAGTCAAGAGCGGCGAATTCGTGTCCAATGTGAAATCCGTCGCATATTATGGCGCCGACACATACGCGGCCATGAACCGCCGGCAGATACCCAAGGAATCGTTCTCCGGCCGGGATATCGACGTGAGCGGCGTCATCGAGGAGATACGTTCCTTCCGCGAGCAGATCGGCCCAATCATCAGCGCGTATGCCCCGCAACTCGGCAAACGCGACTTACAGCGGCTCACCAAGGAGGCTTTGCGCACATGATGCACACGCTCACCTACACGTCAAACCGCGCCGGAACCGTGATTGATCTCGCCGACCCGGAGGGAATCATGTGCGGACAGATCCTGGAGCTACGCACCCGCACGTGGGAGTTCGAGCTCGGCTACCGGTCATTGCGGGCCACGCGGCCCGCGAAGACCGTCAAGGTCACCGGACTCGTCTACGGTATCCCGGCGCTCGAAAAGGCCGAGGAACTGTTCGACGCGGACATGTACGCCTACCTCAACGATGCCGCGAAACCCGGCGTCATCACGGTGGACGGATGGTCACAGACCTGCCTCGTGGTCGGCCACGAACCTGACTACACGTCACCCCTGCTCGTGCGCGGCGATTTCACGGTCGCCTTGCTTGACGGGGTGTGGCACAAACCGGTCAGGCAGAGCTTCAGCCGGTCGACGGCCCGCTACAACAGAGGCAAGGACTATCCCTACGACTATCGCTACGATTACGCGCCGACCCGCAACGTCAGCAGCATCGACAACCAATCCGCCCTGCCCTCGCGGATGAGGCTCACCATTTACGGGCCGGTCTCTACGCCGAGCATCATCATCGGCGGCAACAAGGTGATAGCCGACGTGAGCGTCCCATCCGGCGGCTACCTCATCATCGACGGCACCGGCTCACCACGCACGGCCGTGATGGTCGCCGCCAACGGCGACATCACCAACGTGTTCGACAAAACGCATCGCGACCAGGCCTCCAACGAATACGCGTTCGCCACCCTCCCGCCGGGACTGCAGCAGGTCTCATGGGATGAATCGTTCGGGTTCGACGTGGAGTACTGGTTGGAGCAGACGGGACTGCCATGGACCTGATCTGGACCAATACCGCTCACGTGCCACAAGGCGAACTCGTCTCCCCCGCACTCGACCTGCAGTACGGCGACGAGCAGAATGATTTCGAACTCACTCACTCCACCACCGGACTGCTGCTCTCCGACGGCTGCTACATCGGGGCGGAGGGCACCGAGTTCGGAGGCCGCGTCGACGCGGTGCGTATCACTGTGGATGACGGGCATGCCCTGTATACGCTCACCGGCCGCACATGGCACGGTTTGCTTGCGGGCAAGATCATCCAACCCGACTCCGGCGCCGACCGGCTCACGGTCTCCGGCGACGCCAACAGCATCATCCGTACGGTAATCAGCCGGATCGGACTGTCCACGGTGTTCGACGTGCCCTCGGAAACGAGCGGCATCACCCTCAGCAACTATTCGTTCCGCCGGTACATTACCGCGTGGGACGGGTTGCGCATGATGCTCACCGCGCAGGGAGCCAGACTCGACCTGACCTACACCGCTGGACGCTGCCGGATTCGCGCGGTCGCCGCCGACACGTACGGCGACGCGGACAGCGACCAGCGCATCAGTTTCGAGGCGCAACGCATCTGGACCCAAGTCAACCACCTCACGGGCCTGGGCAAAGGCCAGCTGCGCAACAGGGCGCGCAGCGACTGGTATGCGGATGCGTCCGGCAACATCTCCCAGACCCAGACTCTGACCGGCGACCGGGAGATAGCTCAGATCTACGAGCTCACATCCTCCGAAGGCGCCGAATTGTCCGACCAGACCAGGGACAAGCTCAAGGACATGTGGAAACAGGGCACCGTCGATTTGACGATCCCCGAGAACCTTGGCCTGCATATCGACGACCATGTGCGCGCCTACGATGCGCTGACCGGCGTCAGCGTGGACAGCCCCATCGTGCGCATCACCGTCAAACTCGCCAACGGCACACCAACCATCCGATACGAAGCCGGCCAATACAGTTGGCCCGATGAACAAGACTAAAGGAGCATCATGCCGAAACAGCCAAACATCACCCTCTACTCCTGTGATCGGCCTTCGTGCGTCAACAAAGAATACGTGTTGCCCAACGCGACGGCCAGCCCCAACTGGCACGAGGTCACGCGCGTCGACCACAACGGCAACCAGAGGAAAATCCTTTTTTGCGAATCCGACTACCAGCAGTACCTACAGTTGGCCGAAAATCAGGACAAGGATTATGACCTCTGGCTCAACAAGTCCCTCAACGCGGAAGGTAAGTGATTATGGCAACGAATCTGCTTGTAACCGGCTCGCACGGCGGCGACGACCCGCACGTGGAATCGAAGCATGACGCGCTCATGCACGCCGCCATGCTCGGCCGAGGCGGATACATTTTGAAAACCCGGAATTGGACGATGAAACCGACGGCGAAGGATGCGAACAACATCACCATCCCAGCATGGGACCTCGTGGTCGAGGGCCGGCAGATCTACATCGCCGCACCGACCGACGTGAACATCCAATCCGGCTCGCAAGGGCAAAAACGACGCGATCTCATCGTGGCCCGGTACGCGTTGAACTCAGGCACCGGCGTGGAGACGGTCACCCTCGAAGCCATCAAGGGCAAGCCCAGCGCGGCCACGCCCGCGGATCCGGGCATCGAGACCGGCAGCATCATCGGCGGGGCCATCGTCTCCGACCTGCCCCTCTGCCGCGTCAACCTCGACGGCATCACCATCACATCGATTGACACGCTGGTCAATGTTATGCAGCCCTTGGAGGATGTGTGGGATTCCCTAACCCGAATGCCGTATATTCTGTGCGGAGGCCATACCGTCACCACGAATGATGACGGCACATTCTACATCAACGTCCAATCCCCAAACGGGAAGAAAGCCGATTACGCGGCCTACACGATTGGGCCGTTCGGCACTGGTTTCAGCCAGGCCGGCGAGTACACCGCACAACGTTGGGATACCAGCGACGTAAACCAGATACGCTTCCGCCTGTGGAACACCAAAGACAACCGCTGGTGCGGGAGGGTCGCGATATTCGGAAGCTGGATCGCAATCTGGAACAGGCAATAGTTTTCCCTAACCCATTGCGGATTGATTAATACCAACACCGACCGCGACGGCATGGTGACGGCCGATAATCCATTCCGAACGACCGATGGCGTTTTCGTATTGTGCCAGCTGTGCCCGAACGGTATGCCGGATGCCGCGGGAAAGCTTTTCGAAGCGTTCTTTTGGGACATGACCGACAGCAGATTGCGTTTCCGTATTCGCCGTGCGGATAATCACAAGTGGGTGAATGATCCGCAACCCGTGCGCGTTTACTGGGTGGCATTCAAGCAGCAGTCATAGCTTTCCGTAACCCCGATTCCTTTCACGAAACTGTCCAGTGACCCGGAATTCACGATCAGTGGATGCGTCGTCAATGGTTTGGCGACCGTCTACTGCCGGTGGGTCAACCAAGGGCCTTTCTTTAGTAAGGCGTGGACTGGAGTGACTTTGGCAAGCATGGACGTGCGGGCTGCCAGTGAAGGCTACAACATGTTCGCAGACAATTCCGGTTCAGGCCAGGGGCAGGACCGTTATCTGTACGTCAAAGGGAACACGGTTTCCTTCCGCACATCGTATGATGTGAACATTCCAGGGAACGTATGGCATGTCGGCAGCGTATCGTTTCCAGTCGCGACAGTCTAGGCAACGATATAGGTCATCGTCGTGGCGAAAGTGTCGCCGTTCTGGGTGCTACCACGATTAGAGTAGACAAACGTTCCATCCGTCTTCAGCAGGAACTCTCGTTGGCTGCCTCCATCACGGCCGCTCCACGTTCCACGCACGTCTGCCACAGGACGCCACCCTTCCGGGATTATGCCAAAATTACCGGTACCCCATGATGCGGTGTTCGCGCTCTTCCAAGTCACGTTGATTTGAGCGACACGGCCGGTCTTCACGCCGGTCACCGTGCCATACTGGCTGGTGATAAGCGTCTGGGTTAGGGAAAGCTACGCGGTAATCCAACAGCCGGATATACCGACGAATCGGCCGGTATATCCGGTGCCGTTCAACACCATTTTCCCCTCCGGCGTGCCGTAAAGGTAGAAACTGGCCGCGCCGCCGTTGTCGGTGCCGCGCATGACCGCGCGGGAATCGCCGGACGGTCTGAAACCCTCCGGGATTGTCTCGTTGACGGATGTGTTGCCGACCTGATTGAAATCGCTTGTCAGCGTGATATACGCGCAGGCGGTGACAATACGGCCGACACGAACCAGAGTGATATACCTGTCGGAATACGGCATCCTGACTTGGCCCGTGACAGGGGTTAGGGAATCCCGTTCAGGCTATTAGGGCTCGTTCCCAGAGGCGTTGCGCGTCTCGCAGGGCTGAGATATCCGGTTTGAGGTAGTACTTCGCGGTGGTTTTGATGTCGCTGTGGCCGAGCATTTTGCTCACGATGGCGATGTCAGCCCCGGCGGCCAGAGTGTTCGTCGCCCATGAGTGGCGCAGGTTGCGTGCGGGCACATGCGGCAGATCATGCCGCTTGCAGTAGGCCTTGTATTGGCGTGCGGCTTGCGGCGGGGTGAGGGTGCCGATGAGTCGGCCCCCCTCGCGTGGCCTGAGCTCGCGCAATCGTTTGACCGCGAAGCGCGGCAACGGGAGCGTGCGGCGGGACAGTTCGGTTTTCGGCGGCACGACGGCCTCATGCCCGCCCACCCATTGCAGGCCGCGCTCCACGTGCAGGACACCTGAGCGCAGGTCAATATCCGACCATTCAAGCCCGTAGCCCTCTTCGGTGCGGAGTCCGCATGAGACGGCGCAGATAAGCCACGCCTCAAGCGGATGGCCGTAAAAGCCCTGCAACAGTGCGCGCTGCTGACGGATGGTCAATATTTGCGGCTCGTAATGAGGTTTGGCCGGCAGTTGGATGTCGCGTCTGGTGATGTCCACGTCCAGCAGGTTCCAGCGGATAGCCCGCCTGAGTATCGCGCGTAGTACGGCCCATGCCTTGCGTGCGGCTCCCGCAGTGTCGAAATTCGCAAGCCATTTGTCCACTAGCTCCACGCTTATCGCGTCCATACCCATGCCGCCGAAGCATGGCATGACATGCAGCCGCCACGCGGACTCGTAGCCCACGCGCGTGCTCTCACGCAGATTCCGCGTGCAATGCGGCCAAAACCGGCCGTTCCAAAACTCTTGTAACAGCATTTTCAACCTCCAAAACCCACACGCCCGTTGGCCTATCCAACGGGGACGAACGTGTGGGTTTTACCCACCGTAAAGGAGCTTTTCCATGTCTTTGCTCACTCACGTCGTCGATTGGCTCGTGCCTTTTATCTGTGGCGGAGTGGCCACGGTTTTGGGCCTGATGTGGCGATGGGGCAAAGCCATGGTCAACGGGCTGCGCGAGCTCCTGCTGTGCCAGTTGGAGGACCTGCGCCGCGAAATGGTCATCGAGCACGACGGAGTGGCGGACGAGGACCTCAAATCACGCTCCCAACGCCTCTACGACAGCTATCACAGCCTGGGCGGCAACGGCCACGGGACATCGCTCAACAATGACATCCAATCCGCGCCGATAGCGCCACGACAGTCCTGACCCACGACCGTGGGCCACAAACAATATCCATCCCAGAGAAAAGGGAAACATGGTCAACAATTTGAAACGTCATCCCAAGCCCTCGCTGCCGGACGAGCTTCGCCCGAACGTTGCACCGGAAACAATCATCGAATCCAATAAGGAGGAACAGTAATGACCCAAATCCATATTTCCATCAGGAAGCCGAAGACGGGCGGCTTGGACCCTGTGACCGGTACGCTGCGGTTCCGCCCGGTGCGTCGTCACTTCGACGCGGCGAAGAATCTTATTATCGCGGCCTCGTTCGACGCGAATCTGTCCGAAACGGGTGAGCTGACGGTTGACCTGCTGCCTACGACTCCTGCGTTTGTGTGGCAGGTCGTGGAGTTGGCTGATTCGCCGCAGGCGTACACGCGTTACGTCGAAGTGCCGGACTCCCAGGCCAGGGTCGAGTACGCTGACCTTGTGGAGGTTGACGCCGCCACGTTCGTACCGAAGGACATGACAGGCTCCCAACTGCTGAAGGTTCGCAGGGCGTCCACCCAGTCGGAGGCGGAGACACTTTCCGCACAATACCCGGACGAGCTGGTGTTCTTCGACGAAACCGCCACGACCGCGAAGGCCGCTGCGGCCTTGAGCACGCTGGAGTCCATCACGGCCGAAGCTCAAACGAACGCCATGCTGGCGAAGAGCGCCATGCTGAGCGCCCGGTCCTCCGCGGATTCCGCGACCGCCACCCAGTCCGACCTGAGCAGTCTCGCGTCGAACGCCAGTATGGCGGCGGCTTCCGTCGCCAATGATTCGCAGACCGTGGCCGACACCGCTTCCATGGTCGCGGCGAAGGGCGAGACGGCCATCGCCGCCATCGATTCGACGGTGCGGGCGGTCAAGGACAAGGCCGAGAGCGCTTCCGCCGAACTGCCTTCCGCCGGCACCACTGAAGGCACCACGGAGGAAACCGGCAAGGACTCCACCGGGGAAACGCCGACCGGAACCGTGTCGGAGGAGCCCGCAGCCAAGGCCGTGAAAGCCAAGGCCAAGAAGGTTACCGTGAAGGAGGCCTGACCATGCCAGCCCTATACGCCGGCAAACGTGTCGGCAAACCGTTGATGGGAGGCCACACGTACAACGCCATGTTCAACGGCAAACTCGTATGGCCCCTCGACAGGGACACGGTCGTCTCCATCAGGATCACGGATGATAAGGGCAAGCCGTTGCCCAAGTCTCTGGCCGTCAACGGCACCCTGAAACTGGGAGCGAAGGCCACCTACGCGGACGGTCATGTTGGCGATCTGCTCACCACCAATGACGTGACGTTCGCGAGCAGGGACACTTCCACCGCCACGGTTTCGGGCAACACGCTCACGTGGCGGCATGGCGGCACGATTCTCGTCACGGCCACTGTCAACGGTTTCACCAGCGCCGCCGTGTCCATCAGCGCGGCCTACGCGCCCGAGTCCATCAAGGTCACGGACGATTCCGGCAAACCCATCGACAACATCACCCTGCGCGTCGGCGAGAGCAAGAACCTCAAGGTGACGATCCTGCCCGATGCGGCATCGCAGGAGTTCGCGGCCAGCGCCGCCAGGCCGGATATCGCCGTGGTTGGCGACGCGAAACCGACCGGCATCACCGTGTCGCCGGAATCGTTGACATTGAGGGTGGGGGCGAAACCGCCAGCCTGAACGTCAACATCCTGCCGGATTACGCGCCGCAGGAGTATACGGCATCCATCAAGGATGTGAGTCTCGCATCAGTCAGACAACAGTAAGGGGCAATATCATGCCAACAACAACAGCGTTTAGGGGGGGGGCTAGTGTCCGCGCCCTCAAGGAGGGCGACACCTCCATCACCATCACCGCAGGCAGCATCGTAAAGACCATCCCGGTCAGTGTATGGGGAAACAAATGGGTGCTGCCCACCCTGCCCGCCACGCGCAACGGAATCACGTTCACCGCGGCCGGCGACGGCATGGTACACGCGAAGGGCACAGCGACCGACTGGGCGACCATCCTCGTCACCCAGGACCTGCCGGCCGGCGAGTACACGCTCGAACACACGCTCGCCGACGGTGTCGGCCCGTTCTGCGAGCTCAAATCCACGGACGGCAGGATCGACCTGTTCTCGCATGGCACGGTCAAGGCGACGCTCCCGGCGGGCGACTACCAGATGCTCGTCAGTGTCTCGCCCGGCAAGACCGTGGACGCAACCATCACCCCAATTCTCAGGAAACTCAACTAAGGCCCCGATATTGGGGCCTTCACCATAAAAGGAGGCCCCAATATGGGCGCACTATCAATAACCGGTATCAAACCGGGGTCCACGAGTCTGAAACTGACCGCCGGCAAGATTACGAAAACCGTGCCGATTACCGTATTGTCGCGTAACCTGCTCGCCTACGGTCCCGCGTCGGGCAACGGTCTGACCGTCACCGTGGCGCAGGACGGGTCGCTTGATTTCAGCAGCGGCACCGAATCGGTGCCATTGCACAAGGGCGTGCGCTGGAAGTTCGACGTGCCCGAAGGCATCGTTGGCGTGCCTCTCATCATCTCCTACACGGGCAATGTGCCCGGAAACCTGGTCATCGGCCTCTACGCCAACGCGAATAGCCTCGGCGGCGTCTATCAGGGGAAAAACAACACCGTGGTCACCATCCCCAAGGGGACCACACGCGTCGAGCTGCGCATCTTGCGTGGCGGCGTCACGGCCGGCAGCATATCGGGCAACCTGAAAATCCAACTCGAACTCGGGAACACCGCGCACGAGTGGATGAAACCCGATGTCACAAGCCTTGAGGGGGGGGGCTATGAGCTAGCGAACCTGTATCCGCGTGTCACCGGACTGCCTAAAACATTAGGCACCGACCCGGGTGTTATGGTCACGGAACCATCGCCGGGCACGTACCGGTTCAAAGGCTCCACCACACAAAAGGTTGACTCGTGGGATAGCCTGACATGTTCCGTCCATGTGGACGCGGGCACGTACACGCTGGACGCCTCCGACTGGCCGTATGACAGCAGCTCATGGTTGATTGGCATCCAGTCCACTCTCACCCCCGATGACGGCAGCGGACAGACAATCGCGTTCGGACCTAGGGGCTATGGGCCGCGCCCCTTGAAGGCTGGGACGCTGCGCCTCAATATATTCGTCAACACCACGGGCGAGGTCGATAAGACGTTCACTCCCCGCCTGTACAAGATCGACTGATTCTAGCCCCACACCATTCCGTGTGGGGCTTTTCCATTGACGGCCCCGAGTGGGCCGTGACAATCCTGACCCACGACCGTGGGCCACAAACAACAATCCATCCCGAGAAAGGGGAAAACATTGGTCAATAACAAGGACAAGCCGTTGTGGAAGCGTCTGCTCGCCAAGGGTACCGCGCTGTCCGCCGCCGTGTGCATGATGCTGCTTCCGGCGACCGCGCACGCGGACATGCAGGGCATCGACGTGTCCAACTGGCAGTGCGGCATCGACATCGCCAACACGCAGGCCGACTTCGTTGTCGTCGGCACCACATGGGGCACGGGACAGGTGTACAACAACTGTCTCGTGTCCGGCGTCAACACGGACGCCAACCGCATGATCGCCCAAGCACAAGCATCCGGCAAGAAATTCGGTTTGTATCACTACGCGATGGGCGGCAACCCGGAGGCCGAAGCCCAATTCTTCTATCGCAACACGTCGAACTATTGGCGTCACGGCATCGTGGCGCTCGACTGGGAGATGGACGACAACCCCGCATGGGGCAACTGGGATTGGGTACGCCGATTCATGGCGGAGTGCGAACGGTTGAGCGGCGGTGTGCGCCCATTGCTGTACACCGGCCCGGTCGCCGGCACCATCCCGCAGGACATCCGCGACCGATACGGCCTGTGGATCGCCCAATACGCGAACATGAGCCCGACCGGCTATCAGGCCAACCCGTGGATGATCGGCGCATACGGCGAGGCCATGCGCCAATACAGCGGCACCGGCGTGGTCAACACGTGGAGTCCGATTGACCTCAACCTGTTCCGTGGCGAGGCATGGCAGTGGGATTTGTACGCCAATCCCACCGGCTCCACAGCCCCGGCCCCGGCAACGCCCGCGCCCGTGCAGCCGAGCACTCCCCCGGCCAACACCAACACGGGTGGCATCAGCCACGTCATGCAATGGGGAGAAACCATCTGGGGACTCGCCGTCGCCTATGATGCTTGGCCCCTGTCCGCGTGGCATACGCCCAGCGGTGACATCAACCGCTACTACGTGGGCGACGTCGTAACCTACGGCGGCGGCACCGCCCCCGCATCGTCCGGCGGGGTCTCCAAGGTCCTCCAATGGGGCGACACCGTGTGGGATTTCGCCACCTCCCACGGCTACAGCGTCTCCCAGTGTTCGGTCCCCAGCGGCGACATCAACGTCTACTATGTGGGCGACGTGGTGACCTGCCGCTGAGACTCAACAGATGCCGCCACCCGCTTGACCGGGTGACGGCATCACCCCATCATCATCCCTTATTGATCGGAGCAAACATGACCGACAGCAAAAACACGACCGACACCGGCGAAACGCTTCCCGGCGTCGATGTGAGCGACTGGCCCGAGACGGCCGACGTCACCCATGACGTGCCCGACTGGCTCATCCCCAGCCGCGTCTACGACATCCTCAAATGGCTCGGCCTCATCGTCCTGCCCGCACTCGCCCTGTTCGTGGGCACGGTCGGCCCCGCATGGGGTTGGACTCACGTGGACGCGATAGTGACCACGCTCAACGCGCTCGGCATCCTCGCCGGCGCGCTCATCGGCGTCAGCGCCATCAAACAACGCCTCGACCGCGCCGCATGA